TTCCTCGTTGGGCCGGTTTGTGTTCTATACGTGCCGTCATACATGTGCCACAAGACTCCTTAGTCGGGGTGTTAATGTTAAGGTGGTGCAATCCTGGATGGGACACAAGGACATCACGATGACCCTGAGATACGCCAAGCTGGTCCCAACGGATCTTGCAGCAGCCCGTGACCTGATGGATAACGCCTAAACCTATATTGATTTATGAAAAACAACAACGAACTAGAAATAGAAGAAGACGAGGAAATGGTTGAGATTTCCTTTCGCGGAAAAACCATTACCGTCAGTGACTTCTGGGATTGCTTCCGTCACTCCTTGGGATATGGGGGAATGGACATCGCGGCTTATGTCAACGGCGGGATGAGCGTTTGGCCTTGCGGAAGAACCTATCAAGAAGGAGGAAGAGATGGGTTCAAAGAGGACACCGGAACGGACTGGTGTGAGTGCTTTACGTGTCAACGTGTGCGTAGCCTTATTTAATCAACAACACTAATATGAAAACACCAACACTAGAAGAAATAAAAGAACTCGTAACATTCTCTAGAAACTCAAACGGAGCCCTTGGGGTTTGTGATGTCAAAGGCGATGTCGAAGGCGATGTCGGAGGCAATGTCTATGGCAATGTCTATGGCAATGTAAGGGGAAATGTCAAAGGCGGTGTTGATCGGGCAATCAACTGGATGACCCTCACTGAGTATAAGGCGAGAAAAGTCGCCGCCGCTGGGGGATCAAATCCAACTGAAATACAAACAACAACAACGGAAATACAAACAACAATAAAAAACAACAACACAATGAAGATTAAAAAGAAAAAACTACTGAAATACCTCAATGAGAAAGTTGCACTATTCAGGAAGGACACAGAGATCGCTGCTAATGATGGGGATTATGAACTGGCGCACGAACAAGCCGTCATCTCACGGTTCCTCACACATTATTTAATACCTTCCATTGACGTAGATTTTCCTGAGAAACAAGAGAAAAGATGATTAACGAAGTCACTTTGTTTTTCACGGTGGTCGCCATCGCGCTAGTCGTCGTGTGGTCCATCACAGCTCCGAAAGGGTGACTAATCAACAACACTAATATGAAAACAAAAGAAAAACAACAAATTAAAGGACTCACCAGCTACAAGCGTAACATCGTCGAAAAGGTATGCTCGCTAGTAGCCTCTGAGTTTTCCATCGACGAACAAGACCTGTTTGAGAAATCCAGAGCTTGCCAATACTCGGTCCCAAGATCAATCGCGGTTGCGCTCCTGCACAAGAGCTTCGGAATCCAGCAGCAGATCCTTGCGGATTATTTCGGGTATGTCTCACACAGTAGTGTCCCTCATGCGGTCAGGTCGCTTGACCGTAGGATCAACACGGAGCCTGAGTTGAGGCTTATCATCCAGAACATCCTGAAGAATGTTGCTAAGGATATTAAACCGTAAGCGATAAAACCCTTGAACGTCACCACCAACAACGTTAGACTCACATGTCGCCGTTGAATAGAGTCGTAGGAGAGCTACGGACTAGGTTATGTTTTGCCTTCATTGAACACAACAGTGACACTCCTTGATATGAAACAAGACAAACTGAACCAGGACATGGTGGACATGGGGGTAGCTCGCTATCGTCGCAATGCCACAACCACCAAGGGATCGCTGACGCAAGCGGGAAGACGCATCATGCGTGACGGGGTTGAGCCGGTGGTGTTAGGACTTACGGAGTCCGTCGAAAAGATCAAACCGATCCGTAACAAAAGCCGATGGCAGAAGTGCCTCGCTGAGTTAACCCTTCCCGACACCCGTGCGGTGGGATTGTTAGCAGTTAAAGCCACCCTTGATGTCCTTGATGAGCCACGCAGCTACGCATCGGTCGCAAGCAAGCTGGGTCGTGCCATTGAAGACCAGTTGCTTTCGTCCATGTTAATCCGTGACCATGAGTTTGGGAGTCGATTGGTTAAGCGTATGCAAGACCTCGCCAAGCGTGGGACCACCCAGAGTCGCTACCTTCACAAGACAGCCCGGAACGAGGAGATGGAGTGGGATGATTGGACACGCAGAGATCGCATTGGGTGTGGAGCGTTGTTGTTAGAGATCGTTCACGACCGCACCGGCTTGACTGCCTTCACCGAGAAAGCCCAACGCCGCCGCCGAGTCTTCAAATCGATGCGTATGGTGGAGCTTTCGGAAGTCACACGGGAATGGATCAACGACTATAACAATCACCGTGAGTTATTGCTTCCGTTCTGGATGCCGATGGTTGAGTCCCCGACACCGTGGGATCGAGTCTTTGGGGGAGGCTACGGGTTTGCCTCGGATGACTCCAGCCCTCTACCAGCTTTACCATTTATTAGATGCAGTGATCGGGATGTGTTACGACAAGCACCCGAGATGCCCGAGGTTTACAATGCGGTTAACCTGATCCAAGAGACACCCTATGCGATCAACAACCGAGTCATGGATGTCTTGGAGTGGGCATGGGACAGTGACCTGGAGATAGGACTACCGCCTCGCCAAGATGTTCCCCTTCCTGAGTGGACTGATGCCAACTCTAGCATGACGGAGGAGCAGATACGGAACTGGCGTGATGATAAGCGTGAGTTAGCTGCACACAACATGGGCCTAGCGAGTCAGCGCATCCTCATCTCAAAGATCCTGATGCTTGCCCGTAAGTTCCGTGGGGAAAGAATGTTCATGCCATCCTCGTGTGACTTCCGTGGTCGCATCTATCAGATCCCAAGCTACCTTAACTACCAAGGACCAGACCATTGCAGGGGATTGTTACAATTTCACAGGGGTCTTCCCATCAAGAGTGATGAAGACAAGAAGTGGTTAGGAATCCACGGAGCAAACTGTTTTGGCAACGACAAGATCGCCTTTGATGATCGTCGTGCGTGGGCCGAGGGATTCACCCGTGATGCCATACGGATTGCTAACGACCCAAGGGGGAACCGGGAATGGGCAGAGGCAGACGAGCCTTGGCAAGCATTGGCGTGGTGCTTTGAATGGGCTGATCTTCACACTAAAACCTCCAAGAACTTTCAGACATATCTTCCGTGTGCAATGGACGCGACGAACTCTGGGTTGCAGTTGTTATCGTTGTTAAGTCGAGATGAACATGGATGCCATGCCACCAACGTAAGCCCTACGGATGTCCCTGAAGACATCTACCGGATGGTATCGGATCACACCTTGGGAGTCCTTCGCGGTCATGCCGCCGAGGGTCGTGACTACGCTCGCCTTTGGGTTGACTTCGGGATCGACCGTAAGATGTCCAAGCGTCCGGTGATGTGTTACAGTTACGGTCTCACACCATACTCCAACAGGGACTACGTAGCTTCATGGTATGATGAGACCCGCCGGCAACGTGGCATCGAGTGTGTCTTTGGTCGCCAGCACGTTTACCCAGCCATTAAGTATCTTGGGGATCTCCTGTGGGAAAGCATTGAGACGCTCCTTACTCGCCCCAAGCTGGTCATGGATTGGTTCCAGGAGGTTGCCCACATGTTAGCGGAACAGGACGAGGCACTCACATGGACAACACCGAGTGGTTTCCGGGTAAGCCAAGACTACCGCAAGCAAGTGAGCCGGAAGGTTGCCACATGGTTACACGGATCACTCACTGCTGTTAGATTCAAAGACAGCACCGACGAACTCGACACCCGCAAGCAACGCAACGGGGTAGCTCCTAATGTAGTTCATAGTCTTGACGCTGCTGGGTTGGTGTTAACTACTAACGAAGCCCATCGTCGTGGTGTTTATGACTTCGCGATGATTCACGACAGCTTCGCGACACACTCTAACAACTGTGATGTATTGGCATCGTCCATACGCGACAGCTTTGCCGACATGTTCTCGAAAGATATTCTTGCCAGCCTCGCTGAACAATGGCAAAACAATAGTGTCGAGCCTCTGCCTCCCTTACCGGACTACGGAAACTTTGATGTTAACACCCTTCGGGACTCCAAATACTTTTTCAGCTAACAATTAAAGCTGAGAGAACCACAAAAAAAGAAACCACAAAAAAAGATGAAAAACCAAAATCTAAAACTAACCACCCCAGTAGGGAAAAGCGTTTACCCTAAACTCATTGAGCCTGACACCAAGTTCGATGACAATGGGGTTTTCAGTTGCCGCCTCATCCTTAGTGAAGAGGACTACAATTCTGTTAACGCTCAGGTCGGTCCTTGGCTTGATGCCGAATACGAACGCCACTGCAAAGAGGCTGATGGTAAGAAGCTCAAGCGTCACGATAGCCCACCCCTCAAGCGGAATGATGACGGTGACTACGAGTTGTATGCCAAGCAAGTAGCTCGTCGTGAAACCAATAAGGGTGTTCTGAACTTCTCGGTCGCTCTCTTTGACAGCACCGGTAAGAAGCTCAACGATCCTCCTAACATTGGCAGCGGGTCAAAGCTCCGTCTGTCCGTTGAGCCACACTCATGGAACAGCCCGATGCTTGGCGTTGGATACACCCTTAGACTTCGTGCTGCTCAACTCATAGAGCTTGTTGAATACAATCCTGGTGGCGGCGAAGCCTTCGGGTTTGGTTCAGAGGATGGAGGCTTTGTAAGCGAAGACCTCGGTGATGCGCTCACTGATGACAACGGTTCTGATGCCAAGGTTCCGTTCTAAATTTGAAAAGAGGTTGGCCCTTGCACTAGAACGTGCGGGGGTCAGCTTCGGCTACGAGACCGAACGTATCGGCTACCTCAAGCAGCACCACTACACTCCTGACTTCGTTCTTGGGAATGGTGTTATGCTGGAGGCCAAGGGCCGGTTCCTTGCGAGCGACCGTGCCAAGCACCTGTTGGTCAAGAAGCAGCACCCTGAGATGGACATAAGGTTCGTCTTCATGCGAGCTTCTAACACCTTGACCAAACGGAGCAAGACCACCTATGGAGATTGGTGTGATAAGCACGGATTCCTTTGGTGTGAGAATAGCATCCCACGTTCTTGGTTCGACTAGGTAACAACCACCATGTATAAACAAACACATTTGCCGTGCGATGAGTGCGGCTCAAGCGATGCCCTGTGCATTAACGAAGATGATTCGACATACTGCCACTCATGTGGTTCATACACTCGCCCATCTGAACCCACGAAAATTGAAATGAAAATAAACAAACCACTACACTCTACGGATGATACGTTCCTTAATGGACGCTACTCCGACATCCCCGCCCGTCACATAACACACGACACCTGTCGCCACATGCGGTATCACATCGGTGAATACAAAGGCCGGTGCTGTCACATTGCTGACTACTATAACGATGACCGCAAACTGGTAGGACAGAAGCTGCGCTTTGAAGGCAAGCAGTTCATGATCCTCGGTAAGATTGCTGATCGATTCTACGGACAACACCTACACCCGATGGGGGGAAGGAAGTTAGTTGTTACTGAAGGCGAGGTTGATGCCTTGAGTGTTAGCCAGATTCAGGAAAACAAATATGCCGTGGTCTCCCTTCCGACTGGCAGTCAGTCAGCCGCTAACGTCTTCAAGAAGAACCTGAGATGGCTTGAGAAGTGGGAGGAGGTTATCCT